CAAAGACCTAGAGAAAGTAGCTAGTGATGTGAGGCTTTATGGTACGGGTGCTGCTCAAACACTGATGGGTGCTTATGCTTGGAATGATGAGATGATGAAAATAATGATGCAGCTTTATAGAGAAGCAGCAGTATTATTTGGTAACGCATCATTTAGAGCAGTAAGAAACATGAGTCAAAAGGCAGCAGACCCATTTGGACTCAATAATGACTTTGTTAGTACGATCATGCAATTTTTGGCGCAGTATGGCTTTATGCTTGTAGCGGACATAACGCAAACAACAAAAAAGCAATTACTAGCCATCATCAACAAAGGCGTTGCAGAGGGACTTGGTATAGATGAGATCAGTAGGCAAATAGTACAAAGTGATGAGCTAGGATATGCAATGATGAGGGCAAGAAGAATAGCAAGAACGGAGGTAATGCGTGCAAGTAACTATGCCGCAATGGAAGGCGCAAAATTGCATAACTTTGAAGTGGATAAGGTTTGGATAGCTAGTAGAGATATAAGAACTCGTAGGATTCCAAGAAACTCTTACGATCATTTTAACATGGATGGTGCAACAGTTCCTTTTAATGAGCCGTTCACATCCACTGGTAAAAAAGGTGATACAGTTCTAGCTGCACAACCTGGTGATCCAAATGCTCCAGCAGGCTTCACAATCAATTGTCGATGTACGGTTGGTTTTGTGCCGAGAAGAGATGAGAACGGAAGATTAATAATGAAAAGATAAAATATGCCAATATACGCTTGTTCTAACGGCAAATATAGAATAGGAGACGGAGAATGTATGTACACTTCCCGCGATAGTGCGGAGCGTGCTTATGCAGCTTATTTGGCGCAAGAGGGAGAGAAAAGTTTGGAGTTAAAAGAAGAGACTTATAACGACTATCCAGAAGCAGCTACTAACAATGCTAAAAGAGCATTAAAGTGGAAAGAGGAGAATAGCAGTGATTGTGGTACACCAGTAGGTTGGACAAGAGCAAATCAACTAGCAAATCGTGAGAAAATATCTCGTGATACAATTGCTAGAATGGCATCATTCAAAAGACATCAACAAAACAAAGATGTGCCTTATTCAGAGGGTTGCGGTGGGTTGATGTGGGACGCTTGGGGAGGTGATGCGGGCATTAATTGGGCAATTCGTAAATTAGAGCAAATAGACAATAGAAAAAGCATGATATACAATTACAAATCATTTAACCTAGAGGTTAAAGATGTTGATACAAAACAAGGAGTAGTAAGTGGATATTTTTCCGCATTTGGTAACGTAGATAGCGATGGCGATATAATGATGCCAGGCGCATTTAAAAGATCGATTCAAGATTGGGGACCAGAAGGGAAAGGAAGAATTAAGCATCTACTTAACCATGACCCATCTAAGCCACTTGGTAAAATACAAGTGCTTAAAGAAGATGAGTATGGACTTTATTACGAAAGTAAAGTTGGTAAACACAATCTTGGTCAAGATTATATAAAGATGATTGAGAGTGGGCTTATTGCTGAACACTCAATCGGCTTTAAAACACTTAGAGAGCAAAAAAGTGGAGATGCTAATCAAATACATGAGGTAATGCTTTTTGAAGGTTCAAGCCTTACTGCATGGGGAGCAAATGAAGCGACTCCATTATTAGGCATGAAGAATATGAATAACATTGAACAAATACAAGATCAAATCAAATCTTTTGAGAAATTTATCCGCAATAGTGATGTAACGGATGAGACAATAGATTTGTGTATGTTAAAAGTGAAACAACTCGCAGAACTGATTGAACGTATGAGTAGCACAAAGGCAGTTGATGAGACACCTTTGCAGCAAAAAGAAGAAGAGGTTCCAGTTGAGTCTTTAATAAATATTATAAACAAATTTTAATTTAACAAAATGAGCGACATTAAAACATTCGAAGCTGCTCTTGAGGCTAAAATGGCCGAGCAGAAAGCTGAAGTTGCTGCTGCTACTGAGAAAGCTGCTAAGGCTTTCGAAAGCAAAGTTGAGGCTATCAACGAGCAACTTGCTAAGAACAACAAAAGTGTAGCTGAAGCAAGAGAAGAAGTTCTTGCTGCTAAAGCTGCTTTTGGTAAAATTGGTGCTACTGAAAACAAAAAAGTTGCACAATCTTACAATGAACACATCAATGAGATCAAATCTGCAATTGGTGAAGCTATCGTAAAAGGTTACGATTCAATCAAAGAAGCAGTTAGATCAAATGGTAAAGGTTTCAATTTTGAACTTGACCTTAAAGCAGTTGGTGTTATGACAGAAGCGGTTAACTTGACTGGTAACCCTTATGTTTCTTACATCAATTCTCCAGCACTTCGTGCTTTCGTTAACCCACACTTGAGAAGTGTATTTAACATCATCCCAGTATCAACTGGTTCAGTTTCTTTCCCTCGTGGAAATACTCCAGTTGGTGAAGGTTCTTTCGGTAAGCAAACTGAAGGTTCTGCTAAAGCACAATTGGATTACGATGTAACAGTTGTAAATAAAGTGTTGCAATTCATCGCTGGTTATGTAAAGGTGTCTCGCCAAATGGTTGACGATCTTCCTTTCTTGAATAGCTATTTGCAGCAATCTTTGATTGAAGATTTCCAAAGAGCAGAAGATACATATTACTTGAATGACCTCGCTTCTAGCGCAACTGCTGGTTCATCTAGTGGTGCTAACACTGCCGAGAAATTCGTAGATTATGTTGCACAACTCGGTGCTGCTAACTGGCAAGCAAACCTTATCCTTACCACATTTGCTGGTTGGGCTAATGTTTTGAAAACCGTTCCTTCTGGTGGTTCTTACTCTGTACCTGGTGGTATCACAATTGACAACCAAGGTAATATCAGAATGATGGGTATTCCAGTTATTCCTCATAGCTTGGTTACGAGCGGTAAGGCATATGTCATGGACAGTACGAAGTTCTCAATTGCTCAACAAAGCGGACTTGCAGTTCGTTCAACTGAATTCGATCAAGATGATTTTATTAAGAACTTGATCACTTTCCGTTGCGAAGCTCGTTGCGATTTGATGCAATTCCAACCTTCAGCTTGTATCTACGGAAACATCTAAGGTTTATTTATCTTAAATATTGGGAGTCCCGTAAGACTCCCTTTTTTTTACTATGCCTTATTCTTACAACTATTTTAAAGATGATTTTAGAGATCATCTTATTAAAAACTTCTCATCTGACATTAAGATATTAGATGTTGGACCAGGTTCGGGTAGCTATTACGATTTGCTTTGCAAAGATTTTACAAATATTGATGCGGTTGAGGTTTACGATCCTTACATTGATCAATTTAAGTTACGAGATAAATATAAAATTGTTTACGTTCAAGATATACTAGAATTTAATTATAACTCTTATAACTATTTAATACTTGGTGATGTGCTAGAGCATTTGAGCATATACGATGCACAAAACTTGCTTGCAGATTTAACATTTAAAAATATATATTGCATGGTTGCAGTTCCATATCAAATGGAGCAAGAAGCGGTAGGAGGTAATATTTACGAGATACATCAACAAGCTGACTTAACAATATTTAACTTTACTGATCGTTACCCATTAATGAAACCATTTAAGATGAATGGTTATTATGGATTATACTTAAATTATAATTTTTTATGAATATAGTTTGCTCAATACATCTTTATCCTCCGCAACATAATTGTGGCGCAGAATGGATGTTACACCACATTAATAAAGATTTGATAAGCAAAGGACATAATGTAAGAGTGCTTTTACATCAAGCCAATCATTATAAGATTAAAAATAATTATGTGTTTGATGGTGTGGATGTTTTTCCGCCAAATGAAAGCGTAGTTGATAATTTAATGAGATGGGGAGATGCAATTTTTACGCATTTAGATTATACAAGATGGACAGTTGGAGCAGCCAAACTTTACAAAAAACCAGTATTTCATCTTATACATAATAGCCATCCTTACCCCGAAATCATTAATGCAGAACGCAATCAACACGTTGTGTATAACTCTTTTTGGCTAAAAGAGAAATTGCAATATAATTGGGATAACTTTATACTGACGCCTCCCGTTGACTATCGGTATTATGACCTAAAAATTGACCCAGCGAAGAACGAGTACATAACACTGATAAACACCAACGAGAATAAAGGCGGTAAGATATTTGAACAAATTGCTCGTGCATTGCCAAATAAGCGGTTTTTAGGCGTTTTAGGGAGCTATGATCCCCAAATGGATGCAAACCTTCCAAATTTAAAATTAGTGCCTAATACATCCGATATTTTGCCTTACTACAAGCAAACTAGGATACTACTAATGCCAAGTGATTACGAGAGTTGGGGCAGAACGGCAACCGAGGCTTATTGCTCTGGGATTCCAGTTATAAGCACAATGGCCGAAGGGCTCGTAGAGAATTGCGGAAAGGCTGGCATATTCATAAAAGATAGGAATGATATTAAAAGCTGGGTTAAAGCAATTACTGAACTGGATGATGCCAAAAAATATAGTGAAACATCCAAAAAAGCAAAAGAGAGATCAAGAGAGCATGATCCAAGAAAAGCGCTTGATGAATTTGAGACCTGGTTCAGAGAAATGGTTAATAAATATAAGTAAGTATGGCGATATATATAAACGGAACAACGATCTTAGCTGATGGGGTTGTTGAGCCAGTAAGCTTAACTGACGCAAAGAATTGGATGCGAATTGATTATACATCAGATGATACTTTAATACAATCATTAATTAACGCATCAAGAGTACATATTGAGAAGCTGACTGGTGTTGCGTTTGTAAATAAACTACTTAAAAGCTATATTCAAACGACTGGTTACGAGCCGAGTGTATGGATGGTTGATTTGCCTTACGGCCCAGTTATTTGTATTGATAGCGTAAAAATAAAGACTGGCATAAACACTTGGGAAACATTGACTAAAAACGAAGATTACGAGGTAATTGCTGGTAAACTTTGGCTTTATACTCAAGGCAATTACGAGGTACAATATCAAAGTGGATATAGCTCTGTGCCAGAGGATATTGCAAACGATATTATGGCTTTAGTTGCTTGGCAATATGAGAACAGAGGTAAGAAGATGAATGCTGACCCACAAGCACTTATAAGCCAATATCCTAACTGGAATGGTCTTAACTATCATCAATATAAAAAGGTTGTAATATAATGCCGAAACCATTAAGCATAAAAATTAGTGGTTTAGACCAAACTCTTTCTAATTTGAAGAAAAGCGTAGATAAAATAAAATTAGAGATTGATGCGGAAATGGGTGCATCCGTAGAGCTTATGGCAACAAACTCAAAACAAAAATTGCCAGCTCAATATGGAGCATTAAGATCATCTATTTCTGCAAGAAAAATAGCTGATTTTAAATATATGCTTAGTGCAAATAAAGATTATGCTCCTTATATAGAATTCGGAACTGGTGATTATGCGGCTAAATATGTTCCAACATTGGAAAAAGAATGGCAAAAATTAGCGGAACAATATATTAAAACTAAAAATGGTACTACACCAAAATCACCATATTTTTATCCATCTGTAACCGAAGGATATAAATGGCTTTTAACTAAAATTAAAAATATTTTAGATAGAGATGAAAGATTGTAGTAATAGTGTTAGAACGATATATGTGAATGCTTTAAATGGCAACATATCATATAATGGTAAAAATATACCAGTATATGGACAAAATCCATTTAAGACATTACCGCAAAACTATATTATTATTTCATCCATTACTGAACAAGCAGATAATAACAATCACAAGTTTCAAAATATTGTCAGTGTAGATATAGACATTTTTAGTGAACAATATAGAATAAATGATCTTGCTGTTGTAGATAATATTGCTGGACAAATTTTAAACATCTTAATACCCGATACAGCAATCGATGGATTTAGTGATACTGATTTTGTTGTATATCCTATGTCAAGAACAAATTCATTATATTTACCATTACAAAACGGGGACAATTATGTTGCTCGTAAAATAATAACAATCAACAATTTAGTAAACCAAAAATAAAAATCAATAACAATGGCACAAGTACAAGGT